AACTAGAGCATTGGCGAAATAAGTTTAAAGGCAAAGACTGTGCTCAAGTATTTCTTCATTACAACAACAGAAAAACTTCAGGATCTAAAGATAATATGTTTGACAAGCGTCCACATTTAGGTCTTCCTTCTTGGTTTAAAAAGTGATATATCCTTATACTGAAGGTAGTAATCCACCACACCTACTGCCTTCTTTATAAGGATTTTATATGCTACAAAAATTAGGTTTTGTTCCAGGATTTAATAAACAAGTTACAGAAACCACTGCCGAAGGACAATGGGTAGATGGGGATAATGTAAGGTTTCGTTATGGCACACCTGAAAAAATAGGTGGTTGGTCACAACTAGGTGAGAATAAAATGACAGGAGCCGCAAGAGCTTTATTTCATTTAGTTAATATTGAAGGTATAAAATACTCTATTATTGGAACAAATAGAATTTTGTATGCTTACACGGGAGGTGTGTTCTATGACATACACCCTATTAGAGAAACTTTAAGTTTAACAAATGCATTTAGCACAACAAATGGTTCAACAACAGTTACAATAACTTATGGAAGTTCTCACGGATTAAATGCAAAAGATATAGTTTTACTAGATAATTTTTCTACTATTACAAATTCAAATTACACTGCAACAGATTTTAATGATAAAAAATTTATGGTAACATCTGCGCCCTCAGCGTTTACTATTACAATTACAATGCCTTCAGCTGAAACAGGATCAGGTGCTACAACATCTGGTGGTATTAGATCGCAAGCCTATTACAGTGTTGGTCCTGCAGAACAGTTACCTGGTTTTGGTTGGGGTCTTGCACAATATGGTGGTACAGTTGCTAACCCAAATACTACAACTTTAAATGGTGGTATCAACAATTCAACTACAACTATTGTATTAACAAGTGTATCAAATTTTCCATCATCTGGAACTAACTTTATTCAAATAGGCACAGAAGAAATATCTTACACAGGAATAACAGGTAATACTTTAACCGGTGTAACAAGAGGTGTTAGAAACACAACAGCTGCAACACATTCAAATGGTGCAACAATAACAAATACTTCTGATTTTGTTGCATGGGGAGAAGCTGCATCAGGTGATTTAGTTATTGATCCAGGCTTATGGAGTCTTGATGGTTTTGGTAAAAAAGTAATTGCTTTAATTCATAATGGACAAGTTTTTGAATGGAATTCAAATGCATCTAATGCAACAACAACTAGAGCAACTATTATATCAGGTGCACCAACAGCATCACGGGATATGTTAGTATCAACTCCTGACAGACACTTAGTATTTTTTGGAACAGAGACAACGATTGGTGATCCAACAACTCAAGATGAAATGTTTATTAGATTTTCAGATCAAGAAGATATTAATACCTATCAACCAACAGCAGTTAACACAGCAGGTACACAAAGACTTGCAGACGGATCAAAAATTGTAGGTGCGGTTAGAGGTAGAGATGCAACTTATATTTGGACAGATACATCTTTGTTTACTATGAGATTTATTGGTCAGCCCCTTACTTTTGGTTTTCAACAAGTTGGAACTAACTGTGGTTTGATTGGACAGAACGCAGCATTAGAAGTGGATGGTGCAGCTTATTGGTTTTCAGAAAATGGTTTCTTTAAATACTCTGGTAGTTTGGAGACGATGACATGTTTAGTGGAAGACTTTGTTTTTGATGATTTAAATACAACTGCTTCGCAATTAATTAATGTTGGATTAAATAATTTATTTGGTGAGATTACTTGGTTCTATTGCACAGAAAGTTCAACAATTATTGATAGATGTGTAACATATAATTATATGGACTCATCTCCACAAAGACCTGTTTGGACAACAGGAACTTTAAATAGAGGAACATGGCAAGATTCTTCTGTATTTGGTTTACCACATGCAACTTCTTATGATGCAAGTAGTAATAGTTCGTATGATGTAGTTGGTAATACAGATGGATGCACTATTTATTATGAACACGAAACAGGAACAGATCAAGTATCTGAAGGAACTACAACAGCAATTACGTCAAACATTGAATCAGGAGATTTTGATATTACACAAGCAAGATCATCTACAGGACAACAAACAGGTGTTGCAACATTTAAAGGAGATGGTGAATTTCTTATGAAGATAAGAAGATTTATACCTGACTTTTTATCACAAACAGGTAATACACAAGTTACATTACAACTTAGAAACTATCCTAATAGCTCTCAAGCAAGTTCACCTTTAGGTCCATTTACTATTACATCATCTACTGATAAAGTAGACACTCGTGCTAGGGCAAGAGCTATATCTTTAAAAGTAGCAAATACAGCTGTTGGTCAAAGTTGGAAACTAGGTACATTTAGATTAGATACACAACCCGATGGACGTAGATAATGGCTAAAGTAACAGTAGTATTTACAAGACCCAGTAAAGAATATAAACAACAAGATGCTGATTCTTTAGTAAGAGATTTAGACGGATTGATTGAAAAATTAAACTCTACATTTCAACAAGATTTAAGAGATGAACAACAAAGATTTACTTGGTTCATGAGCAGTGGAAGTAAAACATAATGGCTAATAGATATAAAAATGCACAATTTGATTTAACGACAACTAATGCTACAGATATTTATACTGTACCCTCTGAGTCTAGAGCAATTATTCAAAACATTCATACAGCTAATGTTGGAGCAGGTAACGTTGAGATTAAAGCTTTTATATATGATACGTCTGCAGGTAGAGCTTATCAATTTGCTGAACATACTGTTAACTCAGGTGATTCTAAATCTATATCTGATGGAACAATTATATTAGAAGAGAGTGACAAGTTACAATTACAAGCAGCAACAGCCGACATATTTGAAGGCACAGTATCAATACTAGAAATTGATAGAACATAGGAGGAAAATGCAAGTCTTAAAACCAAAAAAAATAATAGAAAAAATAACTAACCTTAAAACAGGTGAGGAATATAAAGACGATAATGAATGGAAAAATAAAAATATTCCTGAAAATGATATCAGAAGAGATGTAACAATAGTTATGCCTAGTCTTGATTTATTGGGAAAAACAAAATAGAATAGACAAATGGCCATTACAAACGCACAGCAATATCAGCAACTAGTAAACAAACCAGCGAACGGTAAACGACCTGGTTATAAGGGCAGAGAAGATAGGGATTCTCAATATGGTGGTGGAAGTTATGATTCTAGTTCTAATCGATCTGGAAGAACGTCTTCTACAAGTGGAGCAGGTGGTGGAAGTGGTTATACTGGAGGTGGTGATAATAGACCAGACCCAGGTTTTCAAAATGCATTAAGACAACAAAAAATAGAACAAAACAAAAAAGAAGCTAGAGATGACGGTGGATTTAGAACTACAGGTAGTCAAACATATTCTCCTCCATCGTTTTTTCAAGGTTTAAAAAACAACATGTTTCAGGGAGGTATTAATACAAATAAAGTTGAAGCTTTAAGAACTATGAGTTTACTTGATAAAGGACTTCCAGGTTTTTTTGGTAAAGTTATTAGTGGTGTAACAGGTAAAGTTCCTGATTGGGCAAAAGATATGACCGAAGAAGAAATAAATGAGATGGCTTCAGATATACAAGGAATTAAAGATTATAATCAAGCAACATATAATTATAATTTAAATCCAGATTTAAAAGGAAGTGGTTCTGAATTATTAGGTAGAACTTTTGATGCTCAAGATATTTTAGATAGTGGAAAAATGACTCAAGGTAAATACGAAGAACTATTTCCAGGACCAACATTACCAAAAGATGAAGGATCAGGAGATCCCTGTAAAGGACCCAACCCACCAGCATATTGTTTCGTAGGTATAAGATCAGCAGAAGCTGCAACACCAGAAGTAGAAGTAGAAGAAGAAGATGAAATTATTAATTACAGATTAATGGCTGATGGTGGTATCATGGGAGTTGACGAAAGAACTGGTTTTAAAGGTGGTGGACAAGATGCTGGCGCAGGATCAGGTTTCGGTGACGGTGGTGCGAAAGGTGGTGGACAAGATGCTGGCGCAGGATTTGGTTTTGGAAGTAGAAGTTCAGATCAGTCAGCAGCAGGTGAACGCGGTGGTGGAAGAGATATAGCAGCCGCAGCAAACACAAACACAGAAACAGAAGCAGAAAAAAGAGCAAGACTTGCACTTATTAAAGAAGAAGAATCAGAAGATGAAATTATTAATTACAGATTAATGGCCGATGGTGGAATGACAAATGATGCACCGGTTTACGAAGGTGGGATCATGGACCTTGAATCATCAAGACAAATGTACGGTTTAGGTAAACTTGTTAAAAAAATTACACGTGGTGTTAAGAAGATAGCTAAGTCACCAATAGGTAAAGCTGCATTGTTATATGCAGGTGGTAGCTATTTAAGTGCTTTAGGAGCAGGTTCAGCTGGAAGTGGAATAGGTTTAAAAATGTTTGGACCAAAAGCTTTTGCTAGTAATTTAGGTATGAGTATAGGAAAATTAGGTTTAGGTTCTAAGTTTATTGGACCCTCACAACCTAAAGCTTTTTTTGGTTTAGGTAAAGCAGGAGCAGGTATATTAGGAACATCAGCACTATCATATTTCATGACACCAAAAGAAGAGGAGGAAGATGAAACATTATATGCTGGAGCAGACATAGATGATCCAAGCTACATTATGAATAACCCTTCTCTATATACTAACAGAAGACTAGCCGCTACAGGTGGATCAGGAGATTTAGCAAGTGATCCTAACTACAAAGGTTGGGTAAAGGTATATGAAACAAACCCTGATGCAGCATCTATGAATGAAAATCATAAACAATATTTAAACTTTTATGAGAGAAATCAAACTAAACAAGCAGAAGGTTCAGAAGAACCAGTAGCTAAAAAGACTATGCCTCTATTAGACATGGATGGTCAAGAAATGGATTTAAGAGAAGAAGGTGGGTTTGTACCATTAGGTAGAATGGAAAGAGCAGACGACGTACCTGCAAGATTATCAAAGAATGAATTTGTGTTCACTGCAGATGCAGTTAGAAACGCAGGTGAAGGAGATGTAGACAAAGGCGCAGAAGTTATGTATAACATGATGAAGAACTTAGAATCCGGAGGTGACGTATCTGAAGAATCTCAAGGATTAGAAGGTGCTAGAGAAATGTTTCAAACAT